ATCATAAAAAAATATATTAACACTATTACTACTAATACTAAAAAACTTATATCCTATGCTTTCAAAATATTGTCTATATTTTTTGTAACTTACACCATGGAATATTGTTTTACTATAATGATTGCAGTCTTCAATGTAAGGAAATGAACCTATTGCATCGTAACTAAACTTTCTATTAATTTCTGCACAAATAATACTAGGACGAAAATTTAAATTAATCAAATTAGTCATTACTTCATAATCATAACTGTCTATATCTAAACTAAACACATCTACATCTTTGTCAAATAGTTGTATAATTTCTTTACACTTGTTAGGTGTAATACGTCCTCTATGAAAGGTAACATTTTTATGTAATTTAAGTTGTCTTTTCATATCAAATGCTGTGCAATGATACTTGTGATTCTGTACTAAATTTTGTGTGCAATTTATTGATATACCTGTAGGACTTTTGACATCACTACCCCATCCAATTTCAACACATTTCTTTGTAGGTTTTTTGAGTGCTTTTACTAAATGTAAAATTATTCCATCTTCATCTGATTGACAATGATGCCTTTCACTGTAAGGTAATCTAAACTTCATTTCTTCCATGTCCTAAAGTTATTTTCTAACTCTTTAAGTTTTCCGTGTTTTTTATTTTTCTTTTCTTGTTTATCAAGATCTTTACGTTCTGCACCAGTAGTAATTTTTTCAATATACTTGTCCATCTTAGGATCTTTTTTTCTAGCACCTTTAAAGTGTCTAAAGTATTTGCCTAGTACAGTTTCTTTAAGTGGACTGTGTGCAGTACGTTGCGGATGAAAATCAACAACACTTACTCCGTTATTGATTGCATCAATTACACAATCTGCAAATACATATGCATCGTTTGGTTTAGGAAATCTGTTTCTATCGTTAACACTGCGTGACAAGTAAATGTCTTCGTATCTGTTTACAAAAGTTTCTGCATAGTTGTGTTTAGTATTAAACCAATATATTCCTGTGTCAGCATGTTGTATATTAGAACCAGCATACTTACCTTTGTTCATTGTTACGCCCATGTAAGCCGCAATATTATCTATAGGACATTGTTGTTCTAACCATTCTTGTGTTATATCTCTGTACGTAACACTGTCTGCGTCTAAGTATATAATTGTGTCTGCATCTATGTTTCTACAAGCATGTACCCAACTAAATGCTTTATATGCAAAGCCTCTACTAAAGTGTGTACCAATGTAATCTAAATATTCTTGCAAAGGTTTACCACATGCTTCATATACATCAAGTTCTTTTAGTTTGTGTGAACTAATAGGAAGTTTCATATCTTCAGTGTAACAATATAAAGGAATATTGTCTGGCCAAAATTGCAGATAAGTTTCTACCATTTTGTTTGCCATTGAGTCATAGTAGTCTTTATTGAATGTTGTTATACAAGCAAATTTACGCATTGTTATCTCCAAAAATAATTGGCTTTAGATGTTCCCAACTTTCACCTCTGGAATGTTCTTTTTGAGTCCATTGTGTGTAGGCAATATCATTACACCACTGTGTTCTATCTATTTCATAGTTTAAGTTTTCTATATTTTCTAAACCTTGTTGTCTAATAGGCCAAATCATGCTACCATTTTCAAAAGCATAAGTTGGTATACCTTCGCATATAGATTCAATAGAACTTAAACTATTATATGTAATTACACAATGAGCAGATTGTAGGTCTTGATATAGGCCGTCTGCTTTACACTGATTTAATTCATTAGGCAAATAGTCTGCAAGACTATCTGTATTTTCGCTTACACTAATATCTAGTTTAGGATATTTTGCTTGTAGTTTGTTTGATAGTTTAGTACCACGACTTAAATTTCTAGGATGAGGTCGTAATAATATAGGACGATCTGTATGTTTTTGAATTTCTAAAATTATATGTTCAACCCAATCATAAAAACTATCATACTCTTTGTACAAATTTAAAAGACTGCTGTCGCCTTCTTTTTGTCCCATTATAATAATTTTATCGCCACGACTTTTCCAGTCTTTTAATTGTATGCCAGTTTCTTTTTGAAATTTATTCCAACGATCTGGAGGACTATTTTCGTTACCAAATTGTCCTTCTGTCCATTTGTAACTTGTCCAACCTAGTCTTGTCCAACCTAAGTGTCTTCTAAAACTTGCAGATTCGTTTACTAAAAAAGGTTTACCACTGTCACGTATAAACCTATACATTGGTCCTTGCCAACCGTTATTAATTTTAGGTTTCAACAAGTTAGTTTGAATATATGCATCAGCAGTATGTGGCTCATCAAAACTTTCAATGATTTTAAAACTATCACCGTGCTTTGCTAAACCTTTTTGTAAACAGGCTTGAACTGTTTTAACTGCACCTTTTATTCCTACAACGGAGACCATTCTGTACCTGTTTTGTTTGCATTTTCGATCCACAGGTCAGCGTAGTCTACATCTTGGCAATTTTTAAACCAAGGTCCGCCTTCAGTAAAATGAATTGCTTTAGGTTTTCCGTCTTTTGGTTCTTTGTACCAACCTTCTAGCCAATTCCATTCATGACTAATTTCGCCTATTTCTTCATCTTTTAACCAACTAAAACGATGCATATACTTGCCTGTTTCTTTGTTTACCATACTAGGAATAACTTGTTGATTACTTGGATGTTCGCAATTCCATAATACCATTGAACTCCAATTTTTTCTTGGATATAAAGACTGTTGTTTGCCGTCCATCTTTGTTCCTTCTTTGGGAGTATAATCATGATGAACACACATTACAGCATATTTGTCATCTCGTTGTTGTAGTAGTTTGTCTACATCTTCTAACCAAAGAAAATCGCAATCGCAAAATAATGCCCAACCTTTGTAGTCTTGTAAGTATGGAATTAAAAATCTTGTAAATGTAAACTCTGTTGAACCTAATGCATCTGTTTCTCTTGTGTAAGCACCACTGCGTCTTAGTTCAGGTAGTTTAAGGTATTTGATATTAATAGGTTCTTCAGTAGTATGACGTAAACTGTATTCACATACATCACTGGCAATTTTTTCTCTGGAATCGTAACCAATATATACTGTATTCATTTATAATCCTTTTCCGTAGTTATCGTCTACGTCTTTTCTTTCTATGTCAGTTTCGACACATTCATCTCCATGCTGAACTTCTAATATATGACATGGTTCTTCGAAAGGATTGTATCCTTGATGCCAAACTTCTTTGTCAATATCATAACCTTTTGTTAAGTGTGGCAATGTAACATCATTCACATGACCATTTAACTCTGTCTTTACTTTACAACAACCTTTAAGCACGTACCACATTTCTGCACGTTTAAAATGACGTTGCATTGATAATTTTTGTCCAGGAGCAATAACAAGTTCTTTGACTTTAACACCTTTACCGATAGTATACAAATCTCTGTACCAACCCCATGGTCTTTCAACTTTTGGATGTTTCCATTCTTCTAATATCCAACTACTGCTATTGGCTTTGTGTTCACCACCTACACCAAATTTAAATTCAATTGCTGGGTCGTCACCATATGTTAGCATTTCGGGAATGTTCTTCCAAGTTCTGTCTCCACCATTAGCAAATATAATTTTATCATCTAATGAATTTAAACTTCTTGTTTTAAAAATTGCCGCACATGCACTATCATCACTGTCGTCAAAATCAATAACAGCGTCAACCATATAAAGTCTTTTTGTTATTTCAACACGTTCATTAAGTGGCATAAACGGTTGTCCTTTTTTACGTGTTAGCCAAGCATCTGAGTTAAGTCCTACCCAAAGTTCGTCGCCTAACTTTTTTGCTTCTTCTAAATATTGTAAATGACCACTGTGTATCGGGTCAAATCCACCTGTTACTAGTACTATGGTTTTCTGTTTCATAGTACTATTTATGTGCGTATATAATGGGAAGTTTTTTATTTGAATAGTCAAAAGAAAAGACGCCGAAGCGCCTTTTCAAAAAAAGCAAAATAGGTAGGACTTGGTTACACCTACAACCCTTTGACGCAGATACCTGTCTGAATCCCAGGAACCTAGTTCCGCTCGGTAGAGCGATGTGACTCAGCGTATTTCTACTACCAAACCTGGGTACCACCCCTAACTAGTCAAGTTCGACCCTCTGGTAAGAGCCTCTTCCTTGCACTATAAACATCGAGCCGCTAAACTCTTTGTTGCTTATGTTACTAATATAACAAATAATGCTATAAAAGTCAACCTTTATTTGAACAAAAGTTGTCCAAAATGATCTTATTTAAATTGATGCATCTTCCATGCCTGCTACTCGTAGTTTAGTAATATTAGTAATTTGCCATTGTTTCATGTCAATACCTTTCATTACACCTAACCACTTGTTACGTAGCAGAGCAAACTCGTTGATAATTTTTTCAAAGTCAACTACATCTGCTTCGCCGTCAACGTATTTTTCAACATCACGACTGCTTAATGCTCTTTGATAATTTTCCAAATACTGTTTGAAAAATTTTGATCTAGTTCTACGTAGTTCAATGTTTAGGTATTCTAGTACTGCTTCAATTTCTTGTAATTGACCAAACCGTTCTTCAACTATACCAGGCAAATTTGCCGCCTGTTTTTCTAAGTTTCCAAATAATTTAGTTTCCTTACGTGCTTCTTGTAGTTCGTTTTCATACCACAAAATTGCGTCAGGAATATTACCAATGTCTTGAGTAATTCTAGAATACCAGTTCATTAATCCCACTCTTCGTCATCACTGCTATATGGATCTTCGTCCCAATCATCGTCATCATCTTTATGTCTTTTGCCTTGTAGGTCGTCCACTGCTTCTTCTAAGTATGGATCTTCACCTCCTAAAGCATAAAGAACATCTTCTTCAACGCCGTTGTCTTGACACCACTTAACATATTGCATTGCTAACTGTTCTTTGTTTGTCTTTGGGACATACTCCGAAAAGATATCCCAAAGATCAATTAGTTGGTCTTCACTCATTTCCGTCACTTGCTTTTTCCTCGATTTTAGTATTAGATGCTTCTTCTGTTTCTTCTACAGGTTCTTCTGCATCTTCGTACTTATGTCTAATCTTAGAAAAGTCGTCCATTACGAGTTGTAAATTTTCACCAGTCCAATCTTTACGATAGTGTAAAACTTCCTCGTTACGGCTGTTAACAAACTTGAGTCTATTACCTTGTTGTGTTAGAATTCCTTGTTTTTCAAACAAGTCTACTAAACCACTGTAAGGATCCATACCTGTTTCATATGGAATCTTTACTTGTACGCCTTCAAAAGGTTTTGCGTAACGTGTTTTCATTACCTTACATGCGGCTCTAATACCACGTACATCACTTACCTTTTTACCATCTTCATCTTCTTTTAGTTTTAGTTTTTTCATTGCTACAACAATTGAAGATGCATACACAAATCCTTGTCCACCACTAATTTTATCATCAGGGTCAAACATATCTTGTGATGCGTATGTGTGGTTAGTACATACCATACCTACATTGTAACTACCAAACATGTTTACACAGTTTCGTACAAGTGCTGTAAGTGCCTTAGGTTTTCTACCCATATCACCTTTCAAATCACCTTTACCAAACTGATCAACATCAGTTGGAGTTAGCAACATACCTAGTGAATCAATAACAAACAATACTTTTGGTCTGTCTTCTGAATCTACTGCATCATAATCTGATCTGTAGTCTTTCATAAATTCACTAATGGTTTTTGCAACGTCATCGATCATACTCATCGATAAACGTAAAAGTTTACTTTCATCAGTATCAACACCTAATGCTTTTAACCACTTTTCATCAAGTGCATTCTCTGAGTCAATTAGTACTACAAAGATACCTTGATCTTGTGCGGCCTTTACAATGTTACCTGAAGCAAAGTAAGATTTACCTGCGCCGGATTCGCCAGCAAACACTGTTACCTTACCAAGGGGAATTCCTTTATGGAAGTCCCCAGAGATAAGATGATTTAGTGCGTAATTGCCAGTCGAAACCCAGTCAGTTGGATCGTTAAAACCCATACCTAGACCTGTTATGCTCTTGGTAAGGTTCTTACGAAATTTACTAACGTCAAATGGTTTCGCCATGATTACTCCTTATTGTTGACGGTTGCGAATCATTGCTAAAATATCATTAGCACGTTCGCTACTTGGTTTGTCTTCTGTTGCACTTGCAGTAGTAGTTGCAGTTTCAGCCACTGGTGCTGGTGTTGCTTCTGCTACTGGTTCTTGTGCTGGAGTAGGAGCCGGACTTGCTGGAGCCGCCGTTGGTGCAGTTGCACCTTTGTTCGGATCACCAGTTGGAGCACTCATGCCTGGAGCACGAAAGTACTGTCCAAAACGGTCTGGATCATATGCTTCACCATCAACAGATGCTTCAAACATTTCTTGGATAACTTTAACTTCAACGTCTGATGGCTTCTTTGGTAAGAAGTCATTAAGGTTATGCAATCCATGTGTGTCAATTGCAGTTTTTTCTTCTTCAGTTACTGCACGTTCTCTACGTGACCATTGTGAAGTCGAATAATCTGCATATCCACCTTTAGATGTTTTCTTAATTCTAAAGTCTACACCTCTTACATAATCTGTAGGAAGTTCTTCCATCTCAGGATCCATTAATGCACCCTTAATGATTTGGAAAATTTGTGGACCAATAATAAAACGTCTAATTGGATTTTCTGGAGTAGTATCATCACTAATTGGATTATCTACTACAAAGCCTTGGAAAATATAAGAACGTTTCTTCCAATATTTTCTACCTTGTGCTTCTAATGATGGATCTTTGAACCAACCACGTACTTCTTGAAGTACAGGACATGCTTCACCATACATTTCCATACATGGAACATTTACTGTCACTGGACGTGAATCAGTTTGTCCTTTAATACCTGCAAATGGAAGTTTGATCATCAAACGTTCTTTCCAAAAGAAAGTCGCCTCAGGATCTGCGTCAGGTAAGAAACGAAGTACTGCTTCGCTACCTTCTGCCATATTCCAATGTGGGTAAATTGCGTTGTCGCCGCCGCTTTGTTTGTTGTTGCCACTTGTACGTGACTCTTGTTCGCGTAATTTTGCACGAATCTCTGCTAATGTTGCCATAATTTAAGCCTCCTATATTTTGCCTTTATGTGCCTGCTGTAGATATGTTTCTCTAACAACATACCTACTATTATATTTAGTTTTCCTGAAAAGGTCAACTAAAATTTGTGAAATTATCTAATTAATTTAGCCAATTTGTCTTTAATGTACTCTAAATCTTCATTTTTTGATTCCGCAACATCTGGAATACCGTTGCCATTCTCGTCTTTCCACCATGATCCCATCTCATCATGTGAATCATATTTACAATCGCAATCCGGTTTGCAGTTATGCATTTCACAACCACAATCTTCACAAGTATATGTATGTCCTGCCATTAATTTCTTAACTTCAGCAGGTGCTTTTCTAGACTCTTCAACCATACTATACGATTTCATCAATTTGTTAGCAATATCATCTACCCATTTGTCGTCATCAATTGCTTGTACAAGTGCCGTAATTTTTTCATCAGCACTATCGCCAGGTATTTTTTTCGCTGTCACAATCTTTGATCCACTGGCAGGTGATACATCAACAAATTGTTTCAGTTGAGGATATTCATCTGACCATAAAGCATCATCATTAATTGCTTGGATTAACTCACGTAGAGTCACTGCGGCATCGTCACTGCCTATACCTTTTCTATACAAATCTCTAAATTGATCTAAACTTCCTGCATCTTCGTTAGTCTTGCTCATAGCCTTTTTAACTTCGTCAGCGGACATGTTTAACTCTTTTGCTATTTCTTCATCGCTGTGACCCTTTGCTTTTAGACTATGCATATACTTAATGCTACCTTCTTCTACATCGTCATCTTCAACTTGTACCTCTTTACCTGTAAGTTTGGATACAAACTTCTCGACTAGATCCCCTACGGAATCGCCAAAACGTTTTCTAGCGGAAATAACAACGCCAGTCTCACCTTTTGGAAACGCTCCAGTTTCTTTGTCATAGAATGAGCGAACAAACTCAATGATATCTTCAGTAGATGCTTTTTCATCTTTAGGCTCTTCGTCGCCGGCAAGTTTCATTGCACCGTCTTTATCAATAGTTACATCTGTAGTATCGTCATCTTCTTTTTTCATATCTCCAAAATCTAAATCATCTAGTGCTTCTGGATTATTTTTTTGAATATAACGATAGATAGCAGGTCTAGCACATGACTCTGTATCATTTTTTGCTAGATCTTTTAGTTCGTTCATAAGTCCTTCGTCATCAATAATTCCTTTGAGACTGTTTATTGCATTTGTTGCATCAGGACCTACTGGTAGGGTTTTGCCAATCATTTTGTTCAACATGGCAAT